GGATACTATAATAATCATAAGTAACACAAGCCCCTCCCCGCCCATCTGTTTCTGCCCCACTTGGTACAAATGTTGCATGAGAAAACTTGGTACAAATGTTGCATGAGAAAACTTGGCACAAATGTTGCATGAGAAACTAAAGTTGGCATGGTTCTTGCAAAGTCGCTAACATGGGCGGCATGGGTTGTCAAGTGTTTACATATGTGGACAAGTGAGTGCCGATGAAGTACCCAATGGCTCAACTCAAGCAACAAAGGAAACACAAGAACAATGTAACACTCTGTAACACTTTAATAGTTGACGTATAGAGTAACTTGTATATAATGAAGGCCAACAACAACAACAACAAAGGATTTAAACAAATGAAACTAACCGAAAGAAAAAGAGTAGCGGCGTTATCGCCTGAATATGTCGCCAAAGTTAAGCAAGCCCAACAGATAGTAAAACATCCTTTTAAGGTATGTTTAAGCCCTGACGGGATGACAGATAAAGAAGCGAGACAGGTATTAGCAGAATTCGCAGCACTATAAACAACAACAAAAACAAAGGAACTAAACACATGAAACTACGACAACTCGGATCAAACCAGACAGAACTAACACTACCTAACGGCGCTGTAGTCCTGTTCAGCTATGAGACACCAGTAGCAGCGCAGTTAGCGTCCGGCTGTTTTGTACGCACAGAGAAAAAATGGTCAGTGACCACTAGCCGACACATAAACAAATGGCTACAGGGTATCGACGCTGAGGAAGTGCCACAAACTGACTTGTATAATTTGACGGGGGAGGCCGCATAAATGGAAAACAAGAAGGAAAAATGGTATCACTACGTCTATTGGGCTTGTGTTTTAACGCTGCTTGTGATAGATTGGGAACACTTACTAACAACATGGGGATTCTAATGGGAACATTTGAAACAATAGCAGCGGCAATCTATCCTAAAGATTTGATTGATGAAGAAGAGCACGCACAAAACGATTGTTTACATGATTGGGTTTACCAACCAGCAGAATATGAAATTTTAGATGGTAGACAAACAATGGAACAATACCCTGCTTTGTGGTACTGTAAACACTGCGACGCAATTTTAGAGGATGACTAACCATGAGCAGCACTTATCACGATATAGATGTCACAGATGAAGCAGAGCAGGTTAACGCACAGCACGAAATGATAGAGACGCTTGTTGACCACGCTTTGCAGACCATGACAGTAGCGGCGCTACTCTCTCTAGCGCATAGCCATTTACTTAACGAGTATTACGAAAAAACAGACGAGCAGGTAAAAGAGCTGTATGATAGTTTAACGGGTTACCTTGGAGGGCCGAAGCCATGAGTAGATGTCGAGCGTGCGACAAACTTCTAGAAGAAACAGAGCTATTGCGTAAAGATGATAACGGAAATTTTGTAGACTTTTGCAATGAATGCCACTACGAGTCTACGGTAGCCGCTTTGTGGGGTGACTATGCATCGGAAACTGACGAGTCACTTGCTGACATGTTAAAACAAATGTCTGGCTTGACATAGGGAGGGAAGAGGTGTAAAATATTAGTATTATCTAGGTTTTTAGGTAATAAATTATCAATAACAAAGGAAAACTCTGTATGGCAGTTATCGAAGGCAAGGTGATTTTTAATTCATCATTAACAAAGACAGACGTATGGAATGGACAAGACACTGGGCGTTATACTGTATGGTTAGCGCTCAATGATAAGGATTCGCAATTTTTGGAGGAAAATGGAGTTAAACTAAAAGTGTATGGCGACACAATGCAGCGAAAGTTCGCAACTAAATACCGCGTCCCAGTGATAGATACGGAAGACAACGCTTTTAAAGGTGAAATACCAAGAGGCTCCGTAGTACGGGTTAGTTACAAGTTAGGACCGCCTGATCCTTTACATGGCACACCAACGTATTTAAATGCTGTACGCGTGCTGGAGTTAGGTGCTGAATCTAGCAGCGGACTTGATGAGGTCTGAGGCTAGCGTTTTTGTATCGCATGAGCCGTGCCCAAAGTGCGGCTCTAGCGATGCTCTAGCGCGATATAGTAATGGCTCGGCAAAGTGCTACAGCGCCGGTTGTGGGCATTATGAACGAGCTACTGGGAGTCTCGATAATATCGCATCTATACAACCAAGAGTGAAACCTATGGAAAATTTAGGGGTAGTTGCTGATATTCCCGATAGGCGGATAACTAAGCAAACATGCGCTAAATTTAAGGTCACAGTAGAGTACGACACTACAGGCAGTATTGCTAAGCACCATTACCCTTATTTTGCCGTTGATTCGGACGAAATGAAGGGCAGCAAAGTGCGATTGGTTAAGTCTAAAGATTTTTACGCTACGGGTGATTTAGGTAACGGTGTGGGTCTGTTTGGTCAGAACACGTGCTCGGGTCGCGGTAAGTACATTACAATCACAGAGGGCGAGTTAGACTGTCTTAGTGTGTCTGAAATGTTCGACCGTAAATGGGACGTGGTTAGCCTACGCAATGGCGCGTCTAATGCGTCAAAAGAGATAAAAGAGCAATTAGAATGGCTGGAGGGTTACGATAATGTAGTAGTTTGTTTTGATAATGACAAAGCGGGACAATCTGCCGTTGATTCTATCAAAGACTTGTTCTCCCCTAGCAAGTTAAAGATAGTTAAACTTCCTATGAAAGATGCGAGCGACATGCTACAAGCTAATAAGCTAGCGGCATTCGTCAAATGTTGGTGGGAGGCTAAAGAGTATCAGCCAGACGGTATAGTCAGCGGCATAGATACTTGGGAGGCTATAACCAATAAAATTAAAGTGCAAAGCATACCGTATCCGTGGCAAGGATTGAACGACTACACGAAAGGCTTTAGACCATACGAGCTAGTCACAATAACGTCAGGTTCCGGCATGGGAAAGAGTCAGATGATCCGTGAGTTAGAGTATTACTTACTGAATGCGACACAGGATAACATAGGTATTCTCGCGCTTGAAGAGGACGTAGCACGTACCGCTTTAGGTATAATGAGTGTAGCGTCTGATTGTCCTCTGCATTTAGAAGAAACACTAGATGTCAACACCGCTAAACTATTCTGGGATAAAACATTAGGGACCGGAAGGTATTACTTGTTTGATCACTGGGGTAGCACTAGCGAAGATAAACTCTTAAATAGAGTGCGTCACATGGCTAAGGCATTAGACTGCAAATGGATCATACTAGACCATCTTAGCATTGTGGTATCAGCACAGGAAAACGCAGACGAAAGAAAAGCTATTGACGCTATCATGACTAATTTACGCGCATTGGTGCAGGAATTAGGTATTGGTCTGTTTTTAGTGTCTCATCTGCGACGTACTCAAGGAAGGGCGCACGAGGATGGTGGCCAAATTAGCCTGAACGAGCTAAGAGGCTCGCAAGCAATCGCGCAGTTATCCGATATGGTCATAGGCTTGGAAAGAGACCAGCAAGCAGAGAACGAGGACAAGCGCAACACAACCACAGTGCGCGTGCTCAAAAATCGTTATGCTGGTTTAACAGGCGCGTGCTGTTACTTATCGTATGATAGGTTTACGGGGCGTATGTCCGAAACATCAAAGCCAAAGGATAGCTTAGGTGTCTAGTCCCATATTTTTAGATATTGAAACAGACGGACTAAAGCCTAGCGTAATTTGGGTAGCTGTGACTATGCAAGATGGTGTCCTGGCGGAACACTACAACGCAGAAAGCCTCTCAGATGCGTTACAGGGCGATTTTAACGTGATTGGTCATAACTTGATAGGATTTGATTTACCAGTGTTGGAACGTCTCTGGGGTATATCTGTTGATCCTAGCAGGGTAGTTGATACTTTAGTATTGTCCCGTTTAGCATGTCCTGATAGGCCTAAAAAGCATTCTTTAGAATCGTGGGGTGATCGTCTGGGCTTCTGTAAAGGGGACCACGAAGATTGGTCTTGTTTGTCCTTAGAGATGCTTGAGTATTGTAAACGAGACGTACAGTTAACCGAAAAGGTATATCAAACAATCACATTTGAGCTAAGAAATTTTAGTTTAGAGTCTATTGAATTAGAGCATGCAGTAGCTAGGGTTATTCAAAAGCAAGTAGAGAATGGTTGGTTGTTGGATGTGAAGAAGGCTTCTTTATTACTATGTACGCTTAAAGAGAGATTATTTTCAATACAGGAGGAAGTAAAGGAAACCTTTAAGCCGTTAGCTACTTTCGTAAAGGAAGTAGAGCCTAAAGTTAAAAAAGACGGTAGCGTGTCTATCGTAGGTTTGAAATTTTTAGGTGACAGCTGGGTTGATGTTTGTGGCCCGTTCTCACGCATAGACTACCCTGAATTTAATCTGGGTTCCCGTCAGCAGATAGCGAGACATTTACAGCACTTTGGTTGGGAGCCTAAACAACGCACTGAGACAGATCAGCCCCAGGTAGACGAAAAGGTGCTATCAGATATTCAGAATATTCCGCAAGCAAAATTAATCTCTGAATATCTTATGATTCAGAAAAGAATAGCTATGGTCAATTCTTGGATAGAGTCGGCAGGGGATGATGACAGAGTGCATGGAGCCGTTAACAGCAATGGGACGGTTACAGGACGTATGACTCACTCGAAGCCTAATGTAGCGCAGGTTCCGGCTACGAGGGTTCCCTATGGTGAGCAATGTAGACAATGCTGGATTCCTAGCCCTGGCTATGACCTAGTAGGTTTTGATGCTAGTGGTTTAGAGCTAAGAATGCTGGCTAATTATATGGAGGATAAGGCTTATATAAATGAAATTATTAACGGAGATATACACACAGCTAACCAGGAACTTGCAGGACTTGAATCAAGAGACTCAGCAAAGACTTTCATTTACGCCCTTCTATACGGAGCAGGAGATGAAAAACTTGGGTCAGTGGTTGGCGCAGGCAGAGGTGCTGGTGCAGCGCTTAGAGAGCGATTTATGCGTAATCTCCCAGCATTTGCAGACCTTAAAAACGAAGTATCGAGAAAGGCTGCCTCTGGATTCCTCGAAGGACTAGACGGGAGGCGTTTAGCAGTCCGATCAGAACATGCAGCATTGAATACCTTGCTACAGAGTGCTGGTGGGATTGTCATGAAAAAAGCATTGACACTTCTCTCAGAATATGCTAAAATATGGAACATAGACTATAAATTTATAGGTAACATACATGACGAAATACAATCAGAAGTTAGACCATCCCAAGCAACTAAATTTGGTCATCTCGCAGTCAGATGTATCCAAGCCGCCGGACGGCACTTTGGATTACACTGCCCTCTTGATGGAGAATTTAAAGTGGGAAGAAGCTGGGCAGAAACCCATTGATAACGAAGATTATAGGAATAGCTCTAGACTAGGAACCCTTGCAGAGAGTAAAGCAATAACTTGGCTGTTACAGCAAGGCTACGAAGTGTTTAACAATGTTTGTAGTGCTGGTCCTGTAGATTTGATTATTATGGATCGTGAAGGAAGAACCGCTTTAATTGATGTCAAGACCTGTGCAAAACGAACAAACGGTTTTGGAGAAACAACGCAAAAAGCAGTAAGAACGGAGAAACAAAAAGCACTGGGGGTCCAGCTTCTTATGTACAGACCGGAAAACGGGTCTTTCTTTTGGGTAAACCATCAATCATGAAAAACATACATACACTAGTACAAGATATATACGAGCTTGTGAAGTATAAGCAAGTAGACGAAGCTGTAGACGCTGAGCTTATAATTGAAGACTTTGGCGAAGCAGTTAAAAATCTAATGTACAAAGAGTTTATTGACAGAGGCAGGTTTGACGGTCGAAAGTTGCGTATGTCAAACATTGGTAAAGAGGACCGATTCTTATGGAATCATTATAATAATGTAGGTCCGAAAGAACCTATGCAGCCTCACAATCTAGTGAAGTTTATGTATGGGCATCTAATAGAGGAAATGTTACTTACTCTGGTTAAGTTATCGGGTCATACAGTAACGCATGAGCAAGCAAAGGCTTCTGTTGAAGGCATTGAAGGCAGCATGGACTGCAAGATTGATGGAGTATTAACTGATATTAAGTCTACAAGCAGTTATGGCTTTAAGAAGTTTAAAGACGCTACTTTGGCTTATGATGATCCATTTGGGTACATTGCTCAGATTAAAGGGTATGCAGAGTCAGAAGGAGACACTGAGTTTGGCTGGTTGGCTATGGATAAACAAAATGGTCATCTTACTTTTTTGAAGTATGATATGAAAGATGATAAAGCGCCCGTCCATAAAGATATAGCTTGGGACATTAAAGAGCGAATCATCCACATTAAACAGATGGTAGAGCAGGAAAACCCCCCTGAGCACTGTCATGAGCCTGTACCGGACGGAAAGAGTGGTAACATGAAACTTGCTGTGGGTTGTTCTTACTGCCATTTCAAGAATGCGTGCTATCCTAAACTCAGAACCTTCGTTTATTCGACTGGCCCTAGATTCCTAACGGAGGTAGTTAATGAGCCTAAAGTCCCTGAAATCACGAAATAAGAGTGTTTATCGATCAGGGCTTGAGAAGAAATTTGCTCAAGCAATGCCGAAAGGTAAGTATCTTTATGAGCCTTATGATATTCCATATACTATGCACAGGAAGTATAAACCAGACTTTGTATGTAGAAAGACGAAAGTGTTGATTGAATGTAAAGGTTTTTTTAGAACAGGAGACACTCAAAAGTATACCGCTATTAGAGATTGTTTAGAAGAAGGGCAGAAGCTAATATTTATTTTGGCTGATCCTAACAAGAAGTTGCGTAAGGGTGCTAAAATGACTATGGGACAGTGGTGTACTAAAGAGGGTTTTGATTTTTATACAATAGATGAGTATGCGGATGTCATTAACAATACTTGAGATTAAAGAAAGAATACTACAGCAGTATGATACTGATGATCTTATTGATGCGTTAGACATATCTGCGGAGGAGCTTTTAGATAGGTTTGAGGATAAACTAATTAACCGCTATGATGAGTTTATGGAAGACCTTGAAGATGAGCACATGCATCAAGAATATAAAGAGGAGCTAGATGAAGAAGTCAATTAACGAGAGTGATCCTAGAGATTGGGACAGAGCCTATAAAACAGCGGTTGCGGGCCGCTCTCCCTCTGTTGTTCCAGAAAAGACAGCATATGATATTATGGAGGAAGAGGCCAATGGAAAAGAAGAAAACATAGAAAACCGGCGTATCGTCGGCGCTGATCAAGATATGGTAAACAATCCTTCTCATTACAACGAAGGTAATATTGAGTGTATAGAAGCTATAGAAGCCATGCTAACGCAAGAAGAATACATAGGCTATCTTAGAGGTAACGTCATGAAGTATAGCTGGCGTATGCGCTATAAAGGAAGACCTATTGAGGATTTACGTAAGGCACGCTGGTACAGTCTGCGTTTAATGAATTATTTAGTGGAGAACCAGGATGCCATCTAAACTAGGTGTTCAAAACTATTTAGGTATAAATATCGATTATGATAGAGAAAACAGTCTTAATGATTTTTCTTTAGATACAATTAAAGATAGATACTTATGGGAGGAAGAGACACATGCTCAAGAGGCTTTTGCTAGAGCTTCGGTATTTGGTGCTACGTATCGGGGAAATACTGACTTTGATTTGGCACAGCGGTTATACGAATATTCTAGCCGTATGTACTTTAGTTACAGCACTCCTATACTCAGTAACGGGGGAACTACTAGGGGGCTTCCTATTAGTTGTTTTCTTAGCTATGTTCCTGATTCACGCGATGGCTTGTCTGCTCACTATGACGAAAATGTATGGCTGGCGTCAGGAGGCGGCGGCATTGGTGGCTACTGGGGTGATGTTAGGAGCAATGGCGTGCCTACTTCTAATGGTAGTCAGTCTACTGGCTCAATCCCTTTCATGCACATAGTGGACAGCCAAATGCTCGCCTTCAATCAAGGCGTAACAAGGAGAGGAAGTTATGCAGCTTACATGGATATATCTCACCCAGAAATTGAAGAATTCCTCGGAATGCGTAAGACTACTGGCGGTGATCTTAACCGTAAGTGTCTTAACCTTCATAATGGCGTTACCATTACTGACAGGTTCTTGCAGGCTGTCCGTAATGATGGTGACTGGAGGCTCATTGACCCTAAATCCGAACAGGCCGTTCGCACTGTCTCCGCACGAGATTTGTGGTGGCAAATTATACATACCAGAGCAGAAACAGGAGAACCCTATATTGTAAATTTAGATCGTTGTAATGAAGCCTTGCCACAGCAACAAAAAGATTTAAATCTAGAAGTTAAACAAAGTAACCTGTGCTCTGAGATCACGCTACCTACTAACCATGAACGCACCGCAGTCTGTTGCCTCTCTAGTGTAAACTTAGAATACTTTGATGAGTGGCGACACAATGAACAATTCATACCTGATTTAATAAAATTATTAGATAATATACTAGAGCATTTTATCTCCAATGCTTTATGGATTTATCCTAAAGAAAATGTGGCAACTTTAGCTGAGTTTATGAACTATGTGGACAAAAATAAAAAAGGATTTGCAAAAGCTGCTTACAGTGCATATAGAGAACGTGCGGTTGGTTTGGGCGCAATGGGCTTCCACAGCTATTTACAAAAGAACGGCATTCCTTTCGCGGGTGTATACGCCTCTAGCTTCAATAATAGGGCTTTTAAACATATCAAACAGGGCGCTACAGAGGCTAGCAGAAAACTTGCTGATGAACGTAAAGAGGCTCCTGACATGGCTGGCACTGGACTTCGTAATTCCCATTTGCTTGCTATTGCTCCTAATGCTAGTAGCAGTATTATATGTGGCGGGACAAGCCCTAGCATTGAGCCGACAAGGGCTAACGTGTTTACACACAAAACTCTTACAGGTTCTTACAAAGTTAAAAACAAGCATCTTGAGAAACTCTTAGAATCTAAAGGTTTGAATAATGAGAAAACGTGGAAAGATATTTCTGCTAACGAAGGCTCTGTTGAGAACCTTGAAGGTCTTACCGACGAAGAGAAAGAGGTATTTAAAACAGCACCGGAAATAAACCAAATGTGGGTCATTGAGCACGCGCATCAAAGACAGAAGCATATCTGCCAAAGCCAGAGCGTAAACTTGTTTTTTGTGCCGCCTCCGGCCACAGCGCCGCAAGAAGTACACGATGATTATTTACAGTATATAAACAGCGTACACTGGTCAGGGGCGAGTAAACTAAAGTCCATGTATTATTTAAGGTCTAATTCAGCGAGAAACACAGAAAATGTTAATGTTAAAATACCAAGAATTAACCTTGAAGAAGGTGAGTGTTTAAGTTGTGAAGGGTGAGGAAGACGGCAGAATGAAAGACAACACTAAATACAACGCAGTGTTTATTTCTGATTTACATTTAGGGTCTAAACATTGTCAATCAGATAAACTGCTAGACTTCCTAAAAACTGTAGAAACTAATAATCTTTTTCTTGTTGGGGATATAATAGATGGCTGGCGGTTATCAAAGAAGTGGTACTGGCCTAAAGAACACTCTAATATAATAAAAGAGATATTAAAAAAAGACATTCCTGTGACATACATAACAGGTAATCATGATGAGTTTCTACGATCTTTCGGTAAGTTTGAGGTAGGCAATGTTAAACTTGTTAACCAATGTTCTTATACAGGAATAAACTCAGAAAGGTATTTGGTTGCACATGGAGACATGTTTGATTACCTTATGAGGACAAAGTTTGGCAGGCGAGTAATGTATGTAGGAGACAAAGCCTACAATTTCTTAATATATATTAACGCCGTTGTTAACAGCTACAGGAGGTGGAGAAACAAACCACGATGGTCTTTATCGAAGTATTTAAAAAGAAAGGCAAAGGCCGCCGCTAACTTTGTAGGCAACTATGAAGATGAGATGATAAAGTATTGTGATAGGAAAGGATACGAAGGTATCATATGCGGACACATCCACACTCCAAACATAAAAACCCTAGATAACATAACATATATGAATACAGGTGATTGGTGTGAGAACTGTTCGGCTTTGGTAGAAACCGTGGAAGGAACTTGGGAAATTATTTATGTCTGATAATAATATTGTAAAATTAGTATCTAACGATGCTGACGCTGATGAGATACTTGAAGACTCTAAAGGTAAATACAAAGAAGTCTTTATTTTAGGCTGGGGAGAAGATGACTATCTAACGGGACGGGGCAGTAAAACCCTGGATAACCGAGAATTACTGTTTATGCTTGAAATATTCAAAAACACACTTTTAAATGCGGCCTACGAGGATATATGAAAGAACAGATATTAGAGGCTTTATTAGCCAAGTACAACGGAGACATCCAACACCACAAAGCTAACATAGATATTTATTTAAAAAATCCTACAGGTATAGGCGAACACCCAGATGTTTTAGCTGCTATAGACAATGAGATGTCTAAGATGACAGAAGCCGAAGAAAAAAGAGATTCACTTTTAGCTAACTGGTGGGAAGCAAGGGAAATATAGAAAAGGAAAAACATGAGTTTATTAGGCACTAGAGATTATTACAAACCTTTCGACCATCCTTGGATGTTTGATTATTACGTACAGCAGAATCAGATGCACTGGTTCCCTGAAGATGTACCCCTACATAACGACGTTAAAGACTGGCAAGACTTGAGTGAGTCAGAGAAGAATTTATTGACTCAAATATTTCGCCTGTTCACTCAGTCTGACGTAGATGTAGGTTCTGGTTACGTAGATAGATATATGCGTATCTTTAAGAAGCCAGAGGCTCGTATGATGATGTCCAGCTTTGCCAACATGGAAAGCATACATCAACATGCGTACAGTTTGCTTTTAGATACCGTAGGAATGCCAGAGGTTGAGTATAAGGCGTTTGCAGAGTATGAGGCTATGGCAGATAAGCATGAGTACATCGACGCTGTACGGGTCACTAAAGGCGATAAGCAGTCCATTGCAAAGGCTTTGGCCATCTACTCTGGATTCACTGAAGGGCTACAGTTGTTCAGTAGTTTTATTATCCTACTAAACTTTCCTCGCTTCGGTAAGATGAAAGGTATGGGACAGATTATTACTTACAGCATACGTGATGAATCCATGCACGTAGAAGCAATGACTAAGCTATTCAGGGAGTTTATAAAAGAAAACGTAGACATCTGGACTGATGATTTTAAGAAAGAGATATATGATGCTTGTCGTGAGATGGTTGCGTTAGAAGATAGGTTCTTGGACCTAGTGTTTGAGCAGGGTGATATTAAAGGATTAACCAAGCAAGAGATGCAACAGTACATTAGATACATTGCAGACCGCCGGTTACTACAGCTAGGTTTGAAGCCTAACTACAAAGTAAAAGATAATCCTTTAAACTGGCTAGATGATGTGTTGGGCGTAGAGCATCAAAACTTCTTTGAAGGCCGAGCAACTACGTATATGAAGGCAGGACTACGAGGTAGCGTGGATAAGGTAAAGTTTGTTTAAACTTAATCAATAAAGAAACTGGGGGCGTAATGCCCCCTTGTTTTCTACTGAACGCTAAAATCATTTTTTAATTCGTTACGTTCTTGTTCCGACATATCGGACATTATTGACTCGGCTAATTTTATAGCAGCAGCGGTAAAAGCAGTTTTTGTTGGGAATGATTTTTTGCTTAGGGCCAGCAGATTGTTTACATGCGCTGGGTTAACTACGATTTTAGATAGCAGCTTTGGACTTAACAGTATAGCTGCCGCACCTAAGTAATGCACTGGGTCTGTTACGTCAGAACCTACCAACAACCCCGCTGTGCCAACAACAGCCCCAAGTTCCGTAATTGCTCCAGCAGCAGATAACTGCCTAGATTGGATCATAAGGCTACCAAAGTTACTAGCCTCACCACGGACAGACGCCTCGTGCATTAGGTTTACTAGTTGTTTTGTTGCTGCGTAATCTTCTCCAAAAACTATTTTAAGTCTTTCCGCTTCTTTAGGGACTTGGAAACTTTTGTAAGCTTTAGAATATTTTGTAAAATCAAAACCTTCTCCTAAGTCTGGAAAAAGTTTCTTTAAGTAGCCTTGTCTTATTGCTTGTTTGGCTTGCTTGGCGTTACTGAATACAACCCCAGAAGAACCTAACTTTTCACCAGCAGCTTTTCTAGCAGCTATGTCTTTTCCTGCTACATCGAAAGCTTGGTCGATGGTTCTAAAGAAAGCACGTAGCTGGTCATTGTTACCGCCTCCTTTTGTCTGTAATAACATATTACCTAACGCTTCAAAGTTACCTTGAGTGTTTGGTCCTAGGTTAGCGTTTTTAATAAAGTTAGCGTTTATCTTGGGCAGTATGCCCCCCATGTTCTTAGCATATTCTGTTTTAGTTGCTGAGTACAAAGCAGACGCTTCTGGACTAAGACTATTTAGCTGCTTAGATACAGTGTTTTTTAATTGGTTAGAAAGTTCTAATAATTGGGCTGAAGCTTTTGGGTTATAAGTGGGAAGGTTAAAATCACCTAACTCTTGTATTTTCCCAGCTAAAGATTTTTCAATTTTAATTATAGATTTAGCGGGGATTGTATTTACAGCAGATAAATCTTCTATTACTGCCTCAATATAGTCAGTTGTTTTAGTATTTAACTCTTTTAAAGTTTTAGCCCCTTCTAGTCCTTCTATAAACCCACCATCTAAAAACTTTTGCATTTCCTTTACTAACGGTTGAGTAGCTGCTTGTTTAGTGCCTATTAATTGCCCTACCCGATCTAATGCTCTACCATAGTTATCTGAAGATGCTTTTCTACCCATAGTAACTACTTCAGTCATTAGCCTACCGATGTTGGATGGTTCAAGACCTACACCTTGCCCTGATCTGTTGAATATGTCAGTCAGCCCGTCGGAAACTATTTCGTTAACTGCTTTACCGTTTTTAACAAAGTCTGCTGAAGACAGATAACCAGACTCAGCGACTGACTGTGCGAATCTTTGTATAAAACCAGAACTCCCGTCGTTTAGCTGTGTAGCGTAAAGGGTTGCTGTTCTACCTGCTTCAGAGCCTTCCCGTAGTATTTGCTGAGAAGCACGTAAAGACTCTGTAGTACCTGCGTCTGCTGCGCCTCTTTCTGCTAGTTTTATAATTTCTTCTGCTGTTTCTTCAGGACTAAAGCCTAGTGCTTTTTTAGCTGCAAAATATCCTGGCTTTACTAGTTTACCCAGACCCAATGTAACTAAATCAATACCCATACTAGTCGCAGCTGCTTTTGTTGCGTCGTAGTGTAGTTGATCGTTTTTATCCTCTTCATCAGCTATATAATCTGAAAGAACTACCCCGCCGTATGTTCCTGCTCCCCCAGCACCAATCCCCGCAGCAACTCCCAAAGCGGGATTCATAGTAAGAGCAGTTACCAATATACCTGTACCTATCCCAGCACTTGGCCCAAGTACAACATCTAAATTTCTTTGGAGATAATCTCCTACTTCTACATACCAAGGAGAGTCTTCTGATGTTTTTACAGGGTTTTTAGCTTCATTGTAGTATCGGTCGGCTATGGCTTGTTTTTCTTCTTCTGTGGCGTTTTTAAAAACCTCATCATAAGGTATTTGAAAAGTAAAGCCATCATTAGCAGTCACTGTTATACTTTGACTAGTCATTAGGTAGGGTCTCCAAACTCATACTTACGTTTAGGTTTACCAGCAAAACCTGTTTCTTCATAGACCTTTTTCATATAATCAACAATTTCTTCAGGTCGCGGGTATCTTCGTCCTCCAGGTACAGACGAATCTTTAATAGTGCGCGCTCTGTACTCATTAACTTTCTGTCTTCTGGACATTTCTTCTATGTATTGATTAATAAGGGCTTTGTTTAATTTTTTACTGTTTTGGATTCTTGGCACTATAGCTTCTGCTGCTTTTCTTTCGCCATCTGTTGGGTTTGGTCCATAATTCCTTAATTTTTGTATCATAAGTCCGGCAGCGTCTATTTGAAACTGACCAACATCAACGGGGGTAGTGCCTAAAGTATCTCCTAAAACTTTCAAAGCAGTATTAAAATTACCCCCTGTTTCAATAACATTTAAAGCAGATTTAAGTCTGTTTCCTATTGTCAGTCCTTCACTAGCGGCTAAGTATTTTTCTTGAGACTTCATTGCTGTTTCTGTGCCAGTCCTAAACTCGTCCTCCAACAAATCTAATTTTGTTTGTAATTTACTGTTAGCCTGTCTAAGTTCGTTTGCCTCAAAACCCGATAACCCAGTTGTTGTACTTATAAAGTCAATTTTTGTATCTTCGGGTAAAGAGTCAAAAGAAGGGGCGTTACCTATAGGGCTGTTAATAGTAGATGTTTCATTTGTTACAGGGTCATAAATACTTGTGACGTTATACTGACCAACCTCATTTCCTTCTGCATCAACAGCTTTCATGGTTCCAACTTTAGTGCTAGACCTAGTTCCTTGACGTTGCGTGTTTTGTAATTTTATAAGGTCGTTTACTTTAGAATAGTCTAAATCAGCCTCTTGAGCTATTTTAAATATCCTTTCTAAATCTAAGTCGCCTTCTTCTCTAGTTATTTCCAGTATGCTTAAATAAGAGTCGTTTTGAGCGCTTTTTTTAGCTTGATTAGCTTTATCCTGTTCTATTTTTTCCCGTCTAGTTTTAACTAGCCCAGCTAGTTCAATGGCTTTTGCGGGGTCAGTAATAGACAGTGCTTTTATCATGGCATCCATAGATGCGGGGTCATTTGGGTCTAAACCCTGTAATGCTTGCATCTGTTTTTCTTGTGGAGTCCTCATATCTCTACCAAACAAGCCTCCAAGGTTTCTAGCAAAAGTCTGCCCTAGATTAGCGACAGGCTGTTGAGCACCTGTTAGCAAACCTTGACCTGAGCGTGTTTGCGGGCTTGTTAGGTTTTGACCAAACTCACTTATTTGGGACAAAAGCCCTGGAGTAAATCTTATATTAGCCATTGTGTGTTCCTTTATTAACTAAACAAGCCGCTTAGAATGT